CAGCATCGACCCTCGATATGGTGAGGTGGGCGAGGCTCGCCCTGGAGCCGCTCGCTCCAGCGGCGCACCACCTGCGGCTGATCGCCGAACTGGAGCGCCTCGAGGCCGGAGAGATCGATCGCTTGATGGTGCTGATGCCACCAGGCAGTGCCAAGTCCACTTACGTCTCCGTGCTGTTCCCGGCGTGGTGGCTGCATCGGCGGCCGAAGAGTGCCGTGATTGCGGCCTGCCATACCGCTGATCTGGCGGAGCACTTCGCCCGGCAGGTGCGCCGACTTGTGGTCGAGCACGGAGACGTACTGGATTATGGCCTGGCTCCGAACGACCGTGCCACCGGGCGGTGGGCGACAACCGCAGGTGGTAGTTATTACGCCGTCGGCGTGCGCGGTCCCCTGATCGGCCGACGCGCCGACCTGGTGGTGATCGACGATCCGATCAAGAGCCATGCCGAAGCGGACAGTGCGCTGCATCGGGAGAACACCTGGAACTGGTTTCGCAGCGACCTCATCACCCGGTTGCGACCCGCGGCGCGCGTGGTGATCGTGATGACGCGGTGGCATCCCGACGATCTTGGCGGCAGGATCCTGCGGTCCGACGCCAGCTGGTCGGTGCTTCGCCTTCCTGCTCTGGCCGAGGCGAATGATCCGCTCGGCCGCCAGTTGGGCGAGCCTCTGTGGCCCGAGTGGGAGGACCGCAGCGCCCTCGAACGCAAACGCGCGGCCGTCGGCAGCCGGGTCTGGTCCGCGCAGTTCCAACAGTCGCCACGCCTCGATGAGGGATCGCTCTTTCCAACGATGCGCATCAGCGTCGTCGAAAAGGTATCGGACATGCCGAGCGTGCGCGCCTGGGATCTGGCGGCGACTGCGGCCGCCGACGGTGAGGATCCGGATTGGACAGTCGGCGTCAAACTTGGCCGCAGCCAAGACGGCCGCTTCGTCATCCTCGATGTCGTGCGCATGCGTGGCGGCCCGCACGAGGTAGCGGAGACCATTGCCGCCACGGCGTCGCTCGACGGCAGGGGAGTGCTGATCGGTCTGCCGCAGGATCCCGGTCAGGCCGGCAAGCACCAAGTGGCGTGGCTCGTCGGAAAACTCGCCGGCTATCGGGTGGCGGCCTCGCCGGAAACAGGATCCAAGGTGACCCGCGCCCTTCCCGTGGCCGCGCAGGCGGAAGCGGGAAACCTCGCCCTGCTTCGCGGCAGCTGGAATCAGGCATTGCTCGACGAGTTGCGGGATTTCCCGCACGGGCGCAAGGACGACCAGGTCGATGCACTTGCTCGCGCGTTCGCAATGCTGACCACTGCCGGGTCGCCGCTGCACCGCCGGCACCTGCCGATCATGCAACGCTGAGTGAAGAAAATGTTCGAAGCGATCTGCGATCTCATACCGCGCGACACGGACTATCCGGAACGCACGAGGCGTCTCGAAATCCTCGGTATGGTCCTCCGTGGCCGGCTTTATGACGCGCTTCCCTACGAGTTTCACGAGGAACGCACCGCGGCCGGGGAGTACATCCCGCTGCGTTCGCGCAAGCCCTCGGTCCGCTATCCGCTGGCGCGGATCGTCGTCGATGACAGTACTTCACTGGTGTTTGGCGAAGGCCATTTCCCGACTCTCGACAGCGAGAATGCCGTGGTCCGCGCGGCGCTCGCCGACGTCGCCCGCGAAACCGGCTTAAACCGGGTGATGCTGGACGCGGCGCTCCGTGGCTCCGTCGGCTCGGTCGCCATCCAGCTTCGCGTGCTGCGTGGTCGAGTGTTCTTCCGTGTGCTCGATGCCGCCTACCTCACGCCGGTGTGGGATCCGGAGGCACCCGACACGCTTACCGGTGTCACCGAAGCGTACAAAGTTCCCGGCGCGGTGCTCGCCAGCCAGGGGTACGCACTGACCGATCCGGCCGCCTCCTACTGGTTCATGCGCCGGTGGAATACCGAGTCCGAGCTTTGGTACAAGCCATGGCCGGTCGGCACTCCAGATCCGCAAGAGGTCGATTCGCAACGTTCCGTCCGCCACGGCCTCGGGTTCGTGCCGCTGGTCTGGATCCGCAATCTGCCCGGTGGTGACGCCATCGACGGCAGCTGCACCTTTCGGTCGGCGATCGAGACCAACATCGAAATCGACTATCAATTAAGCCAGGCCGGCCGGGGCCTGAAATACAGCTCCGATCCCACGCTTCTTATTCGCGAGCCGGCCGCAACCGACGGCGAGCTGATTCGTGGCGGCGGCAACGCGCTGGTTGTCTCCGAAAAAGGGGACGCCAAACTGCTCGAAATCAATGGCACCGCCTCGGCCGCCGTAATCGAGTATGTGCGCGCCCTGCGCGAGTTCGCGCTCGAGGGAGTACACGGCAACCGGGCCTCGGCGGACAGACTCTCTGCCGCCCAGAGCGGCCGGGCGCTCGAGCTGATGAACCAGGGTCTGTTGTGGCTCGCGGACAATCTGCGCGTGAGTTACGGCTCGGCGCTGCTCGAACTCGCCCGCATGGTGATCCGCGCCTCCAACCGCTACGCCTTGCGCGCCTACGAAGAACGCATTCCACCTCTCGATGTCTCAGCCCGCGTCGGCCTCAAGTGGCCACGCTGGTACGCGCCGACGGCGGACGACCGCCTGCGCGATGCCCAGACACTGCGTACGCTCGCCGCCTGCGGCACTATATCGCGCGAGACGGCGCTGAAATCGATCGCCGACGTGTACGACATCGAGGATGTCCCGGCAGAAATCGCACGCATAGAAGCTGAGGGAGCCGAATGACGGAAGATCCGAACCCGAAAGAAAGCTCGCTTGCCGACGGAGATGTTGACCAGGCCGAGCTGCACAGGCAACTGCAGGAACTCGAAAACAGGACCAACGAGCGTCTCATCCACGGAGAGCTCAAGGCATACGCGATCGCTGCCGGAATGGTCGATCTCGATGGCCTGAAACTCGTGGACAGCAAGGAGGTGACGGTCGACGCCAGTGGCGAAGTACGAGGCGCGGCGCAGGCGATCGAAGCCGCTCGCAAGGCGAAACCTTGGCTGTTCGGACCACGCAACGCTTCGAGCCCGGCGACACCGCCGCCGGCAGAAGTTCCGAAAGCCCGCAAGGCAACGGAAATGACCGCAAAGGAGTGGCGCGCGGCGCGAGCCGAGCTGCTGCGCCGGCGGCAGTAGCACGCACGATAACACAACCGGCATCCGCGGCGGTGAACGCCAAGGGTCAAACACAATCGAGAGTAGAGCATGGGCATCCAGAACTTTCCCGCCGCGTTGCAGCCGATCATCCAGCAGGGCTTCCTGGAACGCGAATTCGAAGAGGCGCTGCACAGCCGCCTTGGCTACCGGGCCGTGGCCGATCGCGAGGAGTTCGCCGTGGGTATCGGCGAGACGCTCACCAAGACGCGCGCGGGGCTCAAGCCGAGCGTTACCACGCCGATTTCGCCGGCAACCAACACCAATCTCGACAACGGCCTGACGCCGCAGACATTCGGTGTTGAACAGTACACGATCAGTATCAATCACTATGCCGCGACCACAGACCTCAACATGGTAACGTCGCGCGTCGGCATCGCCAGCCAGTTTCTGCTGAACGCAGCTACCAACGGCGAACAGGCAGCGCGCAGCCTCGACGAACTCGCCCGCAATGCGTTGTTTGCGGCGTATTTCGGAGGCAACACCCGCGTCCGTAGCACCTTGACCACCGCCGGCCCGACCATCGCCGTCGACGACATTCGTGGATTTCAGACGACCTTCGTGAATGGCGTGCAAACACCGGTGGGCGGCGCGACCTCGCTCACGGTGACGGTCGGAGCGAACGTCTACACGCTGGTCGGGGTAAGCGCGGATACGCCGAGCGTATCAACGACTCCGGGCGGCATCTCCGGCATGCTCACCTTCTCCAGCTCCGTTTCGGTGAGCGACGGCACGGCAAACAATACGGTGACCGCAGCAACCGCGAGCTCGGTCGTGCGGCCGAACGGGCGCAGCAACACGCAGCAGCTGGTCATCGGCGACACTCTTACCATGGCGGCGCTGCTCAATGCGGTGGCACTGCTGCGAATGAACGCAGTGCCGGAAATCGACGGTGTCTTCAACTGCTATCTCGACCCCGTCTCCGCGCGCCAGCTGTTTGCAGACAACGATTTCCGGCAGCTCTTCACTGGCGCCACGTCGGCCAATCAGGTCTTCCGCAAGGGGATGATCAACGACTTCCTTGGGCTGCGGTTCATCCCAACGACGGAGGCTTACGTGCAACCGCATCCTACCGTGACCGGAGCAGTGGTGCGGCGGCCGATCGTCTGCGGCAAGGGAGCGCTGATCGAAGGCGATTACGCGGGCATGGCCGCGGCCGACGTTGCGCCGAAAGACGCCATCATTTCGGTCGTCGACGGCGTCGCCATGGTGACCCGTGAGCCGATCGACCGCTTGCAGCAGATTATCGCCCAATCGTGGTACTGGATCGGTGGCTTCTGCGCTCCGTCCGATACCACGACTTCGCCAAGCACCATCCCCACCGCGACCAACTCCGCGTTCAAGCGTGCGGTGCTGATCGAGCACATGGGCTGAGGGCGCCGGTGAGGACGGCCGAGGACGAGTGGCGGAGGGAGCTGCTCGTCCCGCCCATGAGGCAGGAACGGAGGCGAGGGCGATGGCCTTCAGCGAGACGGAAAAGACAAACATCCGGCGATACTGTGGCTACCCGGCGCGCGGCGTCGGCGGTTTGCTGGAGGGCTGGCGTTACTACCAGGTCTACGGGCTGCTGGAATATCGATTGCTCTGGCTGAGCGGCGCCGAGGAGGCGGTGGTAAGGGAATATCTTGCCACCCTCGCGGTTCTGGAAACGGCGGTAACCGATGCAAGCCGGAACCTTGATACCGACCAGGCGGCGGTGTGGACCCGCAATCGTGACGAGGTCCGCGACCGGACGCGCCTGTTCGACGACTGGAAGCGGCGGCTGTGCGGCTTCATGGGTGTGCCGCCGGGGCCAGCGCTCGGACGTAACGGCTTGGTACTCGTAGTATGAACGAGAATAGCGCACTCTGTGAAAAAATTTGGCGTGGACTGGGAAAAGCCGCAGCTATCAGTGGGCGGAGAACGGATCTCTACAGGCCGCGGAATGGGCAGCAGCCATTGCGGCACGAAAATCGGATTCTTCGTCTGCATGCGCTTTTCAAGCGGCCGGTCCTGCGCATGGTGCGCGCGGGCGGCTACGGTGAGGGGCTATGGGAGGGCACGTTCGACGCCAGATACACGCAGCCCGGCGACTATCTGGTGCAGGAGAGCGGTGACGTCTGGTTCATCGCCGAGCAGTTGCCGATGCAAGCGCCACTCTGTATCCGCGCTATTCGCAAGCTGAGTTTTATCCGCCCGAGCTCTTCCGCAACCGCGGGCGCCAGCGGCTATGGCGGTATCGTTGTCGAAGGAATGGCACCGCTGCTCAGCGGCTGGCCAGCGGCCATCGGGGCGCCGGACAGCAAGGGGCAGATGGAACTCGCGACCACGGGCACGCTGCCGCAAACGCTGTGGTCGGTGCTGCTGCCGCCGCTTACGTGGCTCGGTCTGCAGCCCGGCGACGTGATGCACGACGAGCTCGGTCGCTCGGGAGTGGTCGAGCTCGCCGAATGCACGAGCCTCGGTTGGCGGCTCGGCGTGCGACAGGCCGCTTCCTAGGCTGCGGGCGGGAGAGAAAGTGCCATGGCTGATCAGGCGGACGTGGAAAACGCACTCGTGGCCGCCATCAGCGGCGCCTTGTACCCAAACGGGACAGAGGCCCAGGGGATCGTTTCCCAAGCGGTAAAGATCTATCGGGGGTGGCCGAACACCACTGCCTTGCGCGCCGATCTGACTGCAGGCGTGCTGAACGTGACGGTGTTCCCGGTGCCACACACGACGCGAAATACGACCCGCTGGGCGAGCGGTTCCCTGGCAGTCGGCACTGTCGTTGCGACACTGACGGCGGTCACCGCAGGCACAAATGTAACTTTCGGCGGCGTGGCATCGGTCGGTCAACTCGCCGGCATTCTCGCCGACGGCGTCGCCTTCGTCCATCGCACGACGAGCGGGGATACGCCGGAACTGGTAGCGCAGACGCTCGGGGCGATGATCGCGACCCGGCGGACCGCACTGGTGAGTGGCGCAACCGTGACGGTGCCCGGCGCTGGACAGGTGATCGGCCGCACGGTGGCAGATCAGCCAGTCGTTGCTTGGACCCGGAATCAGACACAGCAGTTTCGGGTGAGCTGCTGGTGCCCAGATCCGCCTTCGCGGGACGCGGTTGCGGCGGCGATTGATGGGGCGCTCGCGTCGGTCTCTTTCATCGCCTTCGCCGACGGCAGCAGCGGGCGGTTGCGGTACGTGGCCACTACCGAGTTCGACCAGAGCCAGGATGCCGCCCTGTTCCGGCGCGATCTGGTGTTCGCGGTTGATTATCCGACGACACTGAAGCAGTCGCGGCCAGCGATGATATTCGGCAATGCCACGCTCGGAGCGGACAGTGCAGGAAACTCAGTGAGTCTGCTCGTATGATATGGAGAGAATAATGGCCTTCCAACTCGTAGTGGTGCGCGCATTCGGTGCCTACAAGAAAGGAGATACGATAATCGACCAGAAAGAGATCGCCGATATACTCGCCTCTGAACA